TGTTTTACTAGGAGCTCTAAACGGAGTTTTCTTTACTGACGCGAATACAAGTAAACCAACGTTTGCGAACCATCTGTTAGCAAGTAACACTGCTACAGATATCGTAGGCTTTGTATCTTCAGATCCGTATGAAAGATTTGAGATACAATCAGACAACACGACAGCGTCTGCACAAACTGATGTTTTCATGAACTATGACATCACTTATGCAGCAGGAAGTACACATGATCATCTTTCAGGTGTTGAATTAGATGATTCAACTTTGAACTCAACTACTGGACAACTAAAAGTAGTTGGTGTTTCAAAAGACATTAAGAACAATGACTTAGGTGCATCGCACGTAAACTTTGTTGTAATGATCAATGAACACTTCTTGAAACAAATACCTGGCGTATAATAGTTAGAATAGGAGATTAAATTATGGCTATATCACGAGGACAACTAGTTAAAGAACTAGAGCCAGGTTTGAACGCACTGTTCGGCTTGGAATACAAAAGATACGAAAACCAACATGCTGAGATCTACACGACAGAGACATCAGACAGAGCTTTCGAAGAGGAAGTAATGTTATCTGGATTCGCTAATGCTCAAGTAAAACCTGAAGGTTCAGGTGTAGTTTTTGACAATGCTCAAGAAACTTACACTGCAAGATACACTATGGAAACTGTGGCTCTTGCCTTCGCGATTACTGAGGAAGCGGTAGAAGATAACCTGTATGACAGACTGTCAAGCAGATACACAAAAGCGTTAGCTAGATCTATGGCTAACACTAAGCAAGTTAAAGCAGTTAATCCATTAATCAATGGATTTGGCGGTGGATTCACTTCTGGTGATGGAAGCAATTTATTTGCTACTAACCACCCAACAATTGCTGGTACTGTATCAAACACACTTGCAACAGCAGCAGACCTTAACGAAACATCATTAGAGCAGTCTTTGATTGACATTGCTGCTTTCACTGATGAAAGAGGTCTTAAAGTTGCAGCTAAAGGAGTAAGAATGATTATTCCTTCTGCTCTGCAATTTACAGCTGAAAGACTTATGAAGTCTGAAGGTAGAACTGCTACAGCTGATAATGATATCAATGCTATCAGATCAATGGGAATGGTTCCTCAAGGTTACAGAGTGAACAATTTCTTAACTGATCCAAATGCATTCTTCATCATTACGGATGTTCCAAATGGAATGAAACATTTCATTAGAACTCCGATCAAAACAGCGATGGAAGGTGACTTCGATACGGGTAACTTAAGATTCAAAGCTAGAGAGAGATATCAATTTGGTGTTTCTGACTTTAGAGGAATTTTCGGTTCACCTGGAGTAAGTTAATAAATAATTTTGAGGCGGAACATAGTTCCGCCTCAATCTAAAAGTAAGAAAGAAAAACATGAAAAAACTTCTTATTAATATCTGGGCCTATGACTATCATGGCAAATTTACCATATTAGCTGAAGATAATGCTAAAAGTGTGGAAAATGCTATACTTGACAAACTAGGAGAAAACGATATAAAATGGGAAAAGACGGGAATGTTCGGCCCGTTGAATAGAATAACCTATGAGGAGGTTGTTGATGATACAAGACCTTTACAAACAAAAAAGGTCCTTGGAGTTGAAGTGGGAACAGGAGCATCTTACTAATGGTAAGTATACTCTCGAAATGGTTCGGATCGATGACAAAGTTAGACAAGTCATTACCGAAATCAAGCTGGAAGAAGCAGCTATTGCCCACAGACAGAATACTGTCGAAGGAGCAGCTCCACAAGTTTCTGTAGCTACTTAATCTAAAGCTACAATTGCTGAAATGCATAAATACCGTAGGCTCTCTTGCACTCTATTAAAATCTAATATATAAATAACTTACTATACAATTAAAATCAGAACATAGACGCGTATAGTCGGCGGCCTAGAGACTATGTTCGGAAAACTAGGAGGATATTAATATGGCAAATACTACATTCGATGGTCCAGTACGATCACGTTCTGGATTTCAATCAATAGGACCAGGATCAACTGTTGCGTTGACTTTAGCTACTGACTTAACTGTAGCAGCTCACGCAGGCAGAATTGTTACTATGGACCCTGCTGGAACACCTACTGCGATTACTTTACCGTCAATCGTTGGTGGAACTGATTCATCAGTAGCAGGACCAGGAAGAGATCCAAACAACCCAAGCACAATTGGTACAACTTTTGAATTGCTTTTCATTGATGATTTTACTGGAACAATTTCAACTGATGGAACTGATAAGTTTGTAGGTTCAGTTATGATCGGTGTTAATGATGGTGCAAAAAAATCTTTTATACCAACAGCAGCAAACGATATCGTAAACTTAAATGGAGAAGCTGGAGCATCTGTTGCTACAACAGGTGGGTTAAAAGGTTCAAGAATTAAGTTTACTGCAACTGCAGAAAACACTTACATGGTTGAAGGTGTACTAGTTGGTAGTGGCACAATCGCTACGCCTTTTAGTGGATCGTAATAAATAATTATATGTGGGCCTTCGGGCCCGCATAAAATTTTAAGGAGAAAATATGCAAACATATGGATCAAGTGGTGATGTATTTAATACAAACGTTACTACAGAAAATAAGATTGTAAAATCTGGAAGAACAAGAGCTCATGGAGTTGTATTAAACACAACCGGAACTGAAGGAGACTTTCATTTAAAAGATGGTGGAGCTTCGGGAACTGTAAAATTTAAATACAAAACTACAGGCACAGCTTCAGGTGCATCACCTTTAGTAATTAATTTTCCTGGACCAATTTTATTTGAAACAGATTTAACACTTGCTTTTACTACTGAGCACATAACAGATTGTTCTGTATTTTATAGCTAGGAGTCTAAATGGCCAACGTTACTTCAGGCACTACAACGTTTGATAAAACGTTTAAAATAGATGAGATAATTGAAGAGTCTTATAATAGACTCGGTCAATTTGACATGAGCGGTTATAATCTAAAAACTGCTAGACGTTCTTTAAACATAATGTTTCAAGAATGGGGAAATAGAGGTCTTCATTTTTGGGAAGTAGCAAACACTAATATTACTTTAGAAACTAATAAAAACGAATATAGAATTTTTAGAGCAACATCCGATGGTAATTCCAATGGAGTTACATCTACTTTAACTGCTGCTATTTCTTCTACATCCGCAACTACTGGAATCACTATTGCATCAAAAGATCGTATGCCTGATTCAGGAACTATAAATGTTGGATCTGAAAATATTTCTTACACTGGATTTAGTTCTTTAGAATTAACTGGAGTAACTCGAGGAGTTAACGGAACTACAGCTGCAACTCACTCAAATGGAGCTGCTGTTACTAATTTCGTCAATCAAGCTACAGAAATTTTAGAGATGTCTTACAGAAATTCTTCTAATGTAGATTCTCCTTTAGAAAAAATTAATAGATCTCAGTTTCAAGCTTTGTCAAATAAAACGGCAACAGGTCAACCATCACAATATTTTGTTCAAAGATTCATTGACCATGTTTTGATAACAATTTATTTAACTCCAAGTTCTACTCAAAATGGAGATGTTATAAATTTTTATTACGAAAAAAGAATACAAGATGCAGGCGATTATACAAATGCTACTGATGTACCTTACCGATTTGTACCTTGTATGGTAGCAGGATTAACGTATTATCTATCTATGAAATATGCACAACCAAGAATACAAGAATTAAAATTAATTTATGAGGATGAATTGGCTAGAGCTCTAGAAGAAGATGGTTCTTCAGCTAGTGTTTACATTTCACCTAAAACCTACTATCCGAGTTTATAATTATGGGAAATTTATCAAAAGGCAGATACGCATTATTTATTTCAGACAGATCTGGATTAGCATATCCGTACACTGAAATGGTTAAAGAATGGAATGGAGCAAGAGTACATACTTCAGAGTATGAACCTAAACAACCACAGCTTGAACCAAAACCATACACAGCGGATCCTCAAGGATTACCACATCCAAGACCAGCAAGAACAGAATTTCCAACCACAGATTTTTTACCAGATAATCCTTTTACAATGACTGCTGCATCAACTCAAGTTTCAGTAAGTTTTCCATTTAGTGATTATAGAACAGGAGACTTTATAAGATTTTATGATGTTAAATCTCCAGTTGGTGGAGTTTCAGTTTCTACTTTACAATTACAGACAACTTTAAATGGTGACATTACTGCTACAGATATTTCTATAACTTTAACAGACTCTTCTGCATTTCCAAGTCAAGGTTATATTATGATTGAAAAAATAAATTCTGTTTCAGGTTTATTTGAAAACGAAACTATTTTTTATAATGGTAATTCAGGAAACGTTTTATCGAATTGTGTCAGAGGAACAGCTGCTCCTTTTAGAGGACAGACTCCCAAAAACACACCCGCAGGTGCACACTCAAACGGAGCAAAAGTCTACGGAGCTTACTCTGTGACCATGGTTCCAACAGTAGTTCCACAAGCGGGTCAACCTTCAACTGTTACACAAAATAATAGTTTTACTTTTAATTTAATTAGTGCTGCAAGCAGCACAGAAACAGGAGGCGGGTTCCAATGTTTAGCTGGACCTGTTAATGATAGAGCATGACATACACAGAATTAATACAAAAAATTAGAG